CGCTTTTCGATGGCTTTTCTACACAACACACATGGCAAGGATATTCCATCCCCGTGTATTGTTTTTCTCTCTACTACCATTTCACCGTATTTTCGGTGTAGCCAATTTGTGAAATTATTCCGGTCCGTGTACCCTCTCTTCGCATATTCTCTGTAAAGACGACGGATCATCTTACGTTCGGCGCAACATATACTGTCACTGATAATTTCAGGTCCTTTTGACATGTAACATGTAACCAGACAATACTTCATTACCCCACCATGTATTTTATATGGTGACACTCTTTTACTTAGGTTATTCTTTACACCGTACCCCGTGTTACTTATAAATAAATATTTCATGAACGTCGCGTATTCGTAAAACATAATCCTAGGTGCATTCATCATAAAATCAACGCCGATCCATGTAAAGCGAATTAAACAGTGAAACGTGTCAAGGTCGACATATGCATATTTTGACATAATATAATTAAACCTTTCTTGCATAAAACATAAACAATCTGCAAAAAGTGTTATATCATCGGTCGTGTGCAAATCGTCAACGAGTTCGTCTATGAGATCCGCAAAGAGTACATCCTTTGCTCGCCTATCCCATAAACGTTTCATCTGAGTAATACCCTTAAAACATATGGAACGCCGACATAGTGGACACGAATCCGAACCACGCTCATACCATTGCTGTGTACACTGGTAACAGAATGCGTGTTTGCATATAAATTGACACGTCGCTTCACGGTCGTAACATATCGGACATTCACACATTTTTACAAAACATGTAAACTATGTACGTATACGTTTTTACTTAGGCTTTTTTTTATCACCGAATATCGATGACAGTATCATAGTTATTAAACATGGAATAATCATGATATACTATACCGTATTTTTTTAATTAAAGATGTCACTCGAGTATTATAGATGGATGTGTGTCAGGTATGCATCGAGTCATACAACAATATTACACACAAAAGGGTTTCATGTCCCTTTTGTGAGTATGAATGTTGTCGAACGTGTTGCCAGATATATTTCTTGTCAACCCCTAACAATACACATTGTATGAATTGTAAACACGAATTCAATCGATCATTCGTGGATTCCTTTTGTACGAAGCGATTCAGAAATATAGAATATAAGAACCATCGCGAAAATGTATTATTTGAGAAGGAATCCGCGAGGCTGCCCGATACACAACCCTATGTGACACGTATTTTGGAATCCAGGGGGTTACAAATTTCATTTATATACATGGTGGAATTACTGAGACGTACTACACTCATGGATACATTTAATGGTCGTATAAAAGATGTGGTAATCGAAGTGTTACGAACGTATATCGTGAACATTTCTGAAAATATACGTTATTTGAGGACTGTTAAAGTTCCACAAAATACAGACGTGTTTACACTCAAATGCCCTATAAGCGAATGTAAGGGTTTTTTATTCGACGACTGGAAATGTGGTATATGTAAGAAGGTATTTTGTGAAGCGTGTCACGAAGAGTTATGTGAACACCACGTTTGTGATCAAAATGTGGTGAAAACTGTCAAATTATTAAAACGCGATACAAAACCATGTCCCAAATGTAATGTACCTATACACAAGATAGATGGTTGTTCCCAAATGTGGTGCACCCAGTGCCACGTCGCATTTGATTGGCGAACCGGGTTAATAGAAACTGGGCGTATACATAACCCACACTACGTACAATATTTTAAACGTACACGAGATCATTCGGATATACCTTGTGGTGGTTGCCCCACATATCAAGAACTGAAACGTATTAACACTAAACCGGAACTATTAGATATTCATTTAGAAGTCACACGGTTACAGAGAGAACTCGTTATTAGATATGGATACCTATACGAAAATCATCATCATCTCAGGATCAAGTATCTACTTGATGAAATGACAGATGCGCAATTCAAACGCGAGCTACAGAAACGTGAAAAGATGAATGATAAAGTGCGTGATGTTCAGGATATCTACAGAATGTTCATAGATACAGTTAGTGACGCACTTCGTAAATTCATGTTATTCCCCGATACTGTGGGCGAAATACACGACGAGTTACGAGATCTCACACTCTACACGAATGAGGTCATAAACGATATACGCAAGCGGTATACGTCGCGTTTACCTTATAATATTATATCATCTATTATCAAATGAGAAGGTCGTTACTCATAATCACGGCTATCGTGATATTATGTATTTTATACAGACCAAGGTACCATCAACCGCGGGTGTATAAAAATTTGTTTTCACCCGAAACATGTGATCATATACGAAACGTCGCTTCAAAATCACTTGAACCTTCGACTGTTTCAGAAGACCGCGAAGTTGACACGTCTATACGTAAGAGTAAGACGGCGTGGTTAAACCCACGCAATGATAAGATTGTCAAACGAGTCATCGAGAAATGTGCATCATTGACGGATAGATCACCTAAAAATTGTGAACAGTTGCAAGTACTGAAGTATAAACCAGGTGGTTTCTACACCGAGCATCAAGATGCATTTGACTTAGATATAGAACAAAACTATCGTTTGTATACATGTATTATAGGCTTAAACGATGAGTACGCAGGTGGGGAGACGAATTTTCCAAACATTAAAAGAAAATATAGACTCGGTAAAGGCGACGTTCTCGTTTTTAATACTTTAAATGATTGGGATAGATTCACAGATGATGCGTTACATTCAGGTTTACCGGTACAATCGGGTGAGAAATGGATATGTAATTTGTGGATACATAAACACAAATTTAATCCAATGGTTTAAATACCTGAGAGTTCCCGAATCATACCAGCCCTATTTTTTACAAATATAACATCTTTGCATTCACCGCCCATAATGACCATAGTAGGGTCGTCGCAAATAGTGTTACGGTTTTTAAAACGCTCACATGCGTATTTCGTTTTAGTCGTAATATTCATGTCACCACTATACCCGACGAACGTTTGATCTATCTGTCCGTTCATATCACGTGTAGTCACTTCTGATTTTATACAATATTCGCCATACTTACATTCGGATATGATACTAACCGGTGGTGCGATGTCATCTACGAATGCTTTGTTTCCCCCACCAAACCTTCGTTTTAATGATGCAACTGGGTAAAATAGTAAATGTGTCAATGTAGACATGTTTACTATTTTAATAGTTTTTTCGTTTAAGTATGTTTTCAATCGACGATTATATATATATGTGTTTATATGAAAACTTTAATATCTTAATTATAATATATGGAACTTCCGACATATACATATGACCTAATGACATCCGAAGAAAGGGATATTGTATCCAAAGATTTTACACATCCAGTTGTCATACGTGGGTTTTACAAACCCAAGGCAATAAAAGTCGGGTTTGAAGGAGTTACAAAGATGTTCGGTGACGCTGACATACCCGTAGAACTTTATAATACAGCGGACACATCTACATCATTCGGACCTGATGGGTTCGACGATATGTCCATTCCAGACTTACTTAAATATTGGAAGAAAGATATATTACCTTCTATATATTGTGCAGAAGTTGACCTTTACGATCTTGAGGATAATGTACTATGGGATAATAATTGCCTTTTAGATAGAACATTACAAAACCCGAATTTAGAGTCAAGAAAAGCACTGTCATTACTATTATATTTGGGAAATAATCATGCGAGTGGTTTACATTTACATGTTTCTCATGATTATATATTGAATCAATTGTACGGAAGTAAAACTGTATATATATTCGATAATTATGAAAATCCTAATATTCGCAAGAATCGGTTTTTCCAAGTAAACAAATCTAATTTTGCTGACGATAACTTTTTTAAGATGGATCATAGCAAAATGAAAGTATATAAGGTAATACTTCAACCGGGTGATAGTCTATTGATTCCACCGTGGTATTGGCACGCCACACAGGGACATGGTATTAATACATCTATCACACAAACGTTCACTCGAAAAGATAGATCATACTTATTAAAAAACCCAAATCTCATATTTGATTATTTCATAGATGATTATAGGGATACTTTACCATATTTATTTATCGTTATCGTTATTGTTTTGTATGTATATGTGAAACGTCGGGCACTGCGTTAAACCTCACCACGTTCAATGAGTTTTTTACGGTTTTCCATATGAAATCCTTCAACTAGAGATTTATTTTGCGCACCGTATGGCACCGCGTAATGATTATCAACCAACCACTTGTTCACATTCGTCCATACTCCGTCTTCCGAAACCCAAACCTCTCCGAGCACGCGACCAAACTTACCCCTAGAATCCGCTTCGGGACATCTGAGTTCGATTTCAATATCGTCCTTCTCAGATGCAACAGCCTTTAGACACCATTCCTTGAGCTTCTTCTTCGAGATGAGACCAAACACCTTTTCCTCCTTATCAGAAGTGCGAGATTCTGGGGTGTCGATACCTAGAAGGCGGACACGCTGCTTCGTACATACATCGAAGCCGAGGTCTATGTTTACGTCAATAGTATCGCCATCGACGATCTTCGCGAGCGAGGATACACGATAGATAAATGTACAGGGTTCGACGCTGTATGAGGACATTTACTTATTTTTGCTTTGTAATCTTTAAGGTGGTTGTCTTTTTAGCATCTTTCAGATTCTTACCACCACCTTTGGGGTTAAACATTTTCTTATGCGTCTGCCAATATTCTGGTGCGCCGACCCTGAAGTTTGTTCGCATTTTCGCCTTATACCAAAAAACACAATCTTCAATTCTATTACTCTTTGATGTATTATCAAGAACTATACACTCGTAATTCTCGGTACAAGCGTCCATGACCTTATTGAACATGTCAAAATTTGGGAATATACCAAAGAATGATTTGTATAGCTTTTCGCGATTCTGTATGATGTTTTCTCGTAATATAAACACGTAGTCCACGTTGGCGCGAAGTGCTGGGGGTAAATCCATACAGTATTGCATGGTCAGCATGAAAAATATCTTCCAATGCCGACCATTCATGAAACATTGCCGAATGCACGTATCTCGCATAAATTTATTGTCGTACATACAATCATCGAGAAGCAGGAATGCACCGCAATTCTTCTTTCCCGCACCCACTAATTTACGTTGCCTGTCCATGACCCGTTCAATCGCGTCCTTGTCGTAATCACCGTATATGAAAAGGTCTGGAATGTACTGTTGATAATAATGGTTACCTTCTTCTGTAGCAGAGAGTACTATCCCCGCGGGTAGATGTTTTTTGTGCCATAATATATCAGTGACAAGAGTCGATTTTCCCGTGTTACGCTTACCTATGAAGACACAAACCTTGTCATCGGCCATCACCTCCGGTTTGAATTTGCGGAGTTTCAAATCCATCTACTATAGTGCCACGAATTAATTCATAAAATTTTGCTCACATGTATTAAAAATGGCGGGGCTTGTCAGACTCGCTGCCACCAGTATTCAGGACCAAT